CTTTCTTTTTAATCCTCCCAACTTTTTATTTTGTCTGGGTCCAAGCGGTCATAGTTAGCCGCATAGATCACTTCGCTATCGCAGGTAGAGCAATAGTATTTGTCTATTGTCCTACCGAAATGCATAACATCGCCGTCTGAAACTTCTTGCAAACTGTATAAAAATTCCAGGGTTTGACCACATTGGTTACAATTATGTATTGACATTTCTTAGTAGCCTTTCATTTGTTACAATGTTGTGACAATTAGCGCATCTTACTTCGCATTTGCGCATCTCATCTTTTAAAGTTTCTAAACTATGCCTATACATTTTTGAAATGTCAATAGGCTTTCCGTTTTTTGTTTTCTTTTTCTCTCCCCTAACGTGATCGAATGTTAAAGCGGCAGGGTGCTTGTCATATCCACAATCTATGCATCCTAGCCTTGTCTTGACTCTATCACTAAAAGCTTTTCCTTTATACCGCCTAACTTGATTACGGCTAAGAATATTAATTTTGTTTCTTAAATAAAACTCGTGCTGTGCTTGCTTTTGTTTTTCCTTGTTAGCATATGGCATTTATATTTCTCCTATCTTAAACCATGTTGAGCAGTACTATAGATATAACTATTCCTAGTAGTAAAAACAAGGGACTGCAACTAAATAAACTTTTAATTATGTCTTTCATTTTCTTATCCTTTTCAATATTGACTAGCTTATACATAGCATAAATTCAATATTGACTAGCTCATAAATAGCATTGTCAATATTAGTTTGTATTCCGTGAAATTCGCATGTAGTTATAAACTCGTCAACAGTCATGGTAGTAATCTCGTCCAGAATTTTAATCTTTAATTCTTCGTTGTAATGGTTGCTCATTTTCTTACCTTTCTATTTTTATTTGTGTTTCGGATAACTTATAAATTCAACTTCCCTATCCCAACAAGCCTTACATGGGCCGCAAGCATTGTTATTATCTTGGGCCTTGCACTCAAAACCTTTGGGCTCATTGCCTTTTGTGAACACTTGCGAGCCGTTATCTATACCGCTAGGCATATCTCCATTAAGCTTGCTTGCTGATACTCTTATAACTAAATTATCAGGCACTATACCACCACTGGCCTTGAACTCTTTAATAAACTGGCGCTCTTGTGTCGGTAGCCAATGCTTAATATTTGGCGTCATGTTGCACACGTTGACAATCGATTGTAGCATTTGAACACTTGACAAGTCGCCACTATCAAACCACCTGTGATAGCCGTCCGTATTATATCGGATAATCTGAAAGGCGATAGCTTGCTCCCACATATCGGGATTGCTCACCGCCCACTTGTTAGAGTTGTTGCGCCATCCTTTATCTACACTAGGCCGTAGCTTTTGTAGCTTTCTAGCGTAGCAGCTATAGCAGGGCGTGTTAGGATTGTTTGCCAATTTTGAGCCAGTGATACACGCAAAGGCATCGAAGGCCATAGTCGTCGTTCCCATTTTCGTATTGCGTGTGCTAACTTGACCGTATTGTTTTGCTTCCTTAACTAACATTTTAAATACTCCTGTATCTGTACCATCTGCGCGAGGTACTATGAGTTGATGGGTTAGTTTGTGCCACCGCTACGGAGAATCCGCGCGGCGTTGCGCTTCTTATGTTCTTAGTCTTTAAAGATTTACCGCCTAACTTCCTATGCTGCCGACTACTCCCAAAGTTCTCGCAATCTACCGGAAACTTATCTGGCATGGTAAAGCCGCCGCCAGTCCACAAGCAAGTCTTTTTAGAGTAGGCATCGCGCGGTGCTATATATTCGGGATAGAGTGGGTGTTCGGCCTCACTCAATGCGATATATCGCCCATACTCATACGGGTGATAAGTATAATCCGGCTTGCGCCACAGAGTAGACAATCTACTAACTGGATTCTCAATGTAGTAAGGTACGTTTAATAACTCTCCAACATTAGCCGCACAAATGGCGTTATCCGTTGCGAACTTTTGACAATTCGGGTCGGCCTCTAGTTTCTTTTTAAAATGAGGCGCACCCGAAACTGCTAAGTCTGTACATGGAGGGAACGCTGATAGAAAACAAGCTTTGCCTTTGTGCCTGTTGACAATATCTAGCAGCGTATCTGAATTATATAGATCAGCTTTTATATATGTTATACCGTTCTCTTTCTTAGACGGTGTGCTGTGTTGGATATCATAAGCGAAACATTCATATCCCATTTCGGCCCAAGGCTTTAATGCTTCTCCTGTATAATCGTATAAGCTTATAACTTGGTTTCTCATGTTACACCTCAAACCTTTCTTCTTCACCCGTCCTAGTATTGTAACCTATTATCACATTATCGAGTATTTGCATTCTAAAGTCAATATCGACTTCTTGCTGTAGAGTTATTCTTTTAGCATCCTCTGTTGATATGTTACCGCAACACCATTGATACAATACTGATTCTAATAATTCTCTATACATTATTTTAATCCTTTTGTTTATGTTGATAATACTATATATAATATAATGTTTTTGTCTTGTCAATACTTTTTTTTAAATTAATGAAAATAAATATTATCAATGCGTTATGTTATATTATAACATCCTCTTCACTCTCTCTCACACTCTCTCAAAATATTTCAACATTGGTTCAACATTGAACAACATTGAAAAGTGTGACAACATTGTTGCAACAGTGTTACAAAATTGTCACAGCCAGGGAGTGTGACATTATTATTACAACACTGTTGCAAAATTGTCACAAACTTAAAAACGCAAACCCCCCCTATGCAAAAAAATATATAATTGTTCTCTGCGTTCATTTTTGGGGACAATTTTAAAACTCTTGGAAAAACTACTTGACAATTCTGTAACAATACGGTATAATATCGTATAACCTTGTTTTTAACTTAGTTAAGGAAAATACTTTGCCTGTAAAAACTGGAATGTACGCAAGCCTAGAAGAGCCTAAACCTTTAGACAAGGAGCTTACGGAAAAGGAACATAACTTTGTAGTTAATCTTGTAGATAACAATCTACCTCCTGTTGAAGCTTTCCATGCTTCCGGGTACACAGCTGAAAAATCCAATGCTTCCAACAGAGCAAAGCGGTTACAGCGACATCTCTTCAGACATATCGAAAAGAGGATCTCCGAGCGAGTGGGGGAAACGTCTATACTTGCTTTGTCTGTACTGGAGTCTCTAACAGCAGATTCAGAGAATGTTAAACTCAATGCAGCCAAGGATATTCTCTCTAGGGCAGGATATGACGCTGTACACAAGCAGGAAACTACAATCAAGGAAGTTACGGAATTAACAGACGATGAGTTGGACGAACAGATAGCACTATTGTCCAATGTTGTAAAACTAGATGTTACACCGAGAGATTGAATTTAATTTGTCTAAGGAAAAAGCCAAGACTTTAAAGCTTCTCAAGGAAAGACAAAGAAGGATAGATACAAATAGGCTTAACTACTATAAGCCATATAAGTACCAAAAGGACTTTCACTCTGAGGGACACGATTGCGCTCAGAGAATCCTAATGGCAGCAAACCGAGTAGGCAAGACCTATTGCGGTGCGGTAGAAACAGCCTACCACCTAACAGGGAACTATCCTACATGGTGGAAGGGGAGAAAGTTTAATAAACCTGTCCGTATATGGGCGGCAGGGGAAAGTAACGATACAACAAGGGATATTATACAGAAGGAGTTATTTGGCAATCCCCAAGATCCTAGCAAAAAAGGGACAGGGGCGATACCACTGGACAAAATTGTAGAAACTACCAGAAAACCGGGAGTTCCCAATGCTCACTCAAGTGCTTTGATACAGCATAAAAGTGGAGGAAATTCTCAGATAACATTCAAAGCTTACGAACAGGGCTTTGAGAAATTCATGGGGGAGGCAATAGACGTTGTATGGCTGGATGAGGAACCAAAGCAGGAAATCTTTTCTCAGTGTATAACCAGAACAGTAGACACAAACGGAATCGTCTACATGACTTTTACCCCAGAGCGTGGAATGACCAACGTGGTAAGCGGTTTTCTCAACGATTTAAAACCTGGGCAAAGCCTTACAACAGCCACTTGGGACGATGTAGAACATTTAGACGAATCTACAAAAGAGCAGTTACTAGCCGTATACAGCCCTGCCGAGCGCGATATGCGTTCCAAGGGTATACCAGTTTTTGGAAGTGGTTTGGTCTATCCGATTAACGAAGATGAAATACTTGTAGAGGACTTTGAACTACCCGAACACTTTATGAGACTAGCAGCTATAGACTTTGGATTTGACCATCCTACAGCAGTTTGCTGGACAGCATACGATTCGGAGAATGATATTATCTATGTCTATGACGAATATAGGAGAAGCAAGGAAACACCGATAACTCACGCAGCAGTTATAAACGCAAGAACACCAGGGATACCTGTAGCTTTTCCGCATGACGGATTACAACATGATAAAGGATCTGGGGTACAATTAGCCCAACAATATAGGGATCTTGGAGTATATATGTTAGCAGAACACTTCAAGAACCCACCAGTAGAAGGAGCATTAAGTGGTAACAATTCAGTGGAAGCAGGTATTAGCATTCTGTTACAAAGGTTTGAAAGTGGTCGTTTGCAAATTTTTAAGTCTTGTGTGGAAACTTGCGAAGAGCTTAGGCTCTACCATCGTAAGAACGGTAAGGTAGTTCCTATAAAGGATGACCTACTAAGCGCAATGAGATACTCTGCCCTGAGTGTACAAAGGTTTGGCGAGAAGATGGCAGCTAAAACAAAATATCGTAAATACGGTTTTGATAAAGAAATCGAATATAATTATGCAGGAATAGTCTAATGCCCAATATGCAAAAGAAAAATAATAAGATACCCATGCAGACTTTACTAGGCGGTGAGGTGCATAACCTAGCTTATATTACTCCTATGGAGTCTCAGGTTCTTAGAAGTATGGGCGGTGGAATTACACCTTCTGGCGGTCAGAAGATGTCTGGTGGAGTTCCTGCTTATAAGGGAGCTACTCAGTTTATAGAAGCTGCACAAAGAAAAGCCAAGGAAGAAGCAATAAAGCAAGCTCTACGCGACCAGACTACAGCATTTAACCGTCAAGCTAACTATGCGGATAATCCAGCAGGGAATATAATACTAGATAGGTATAAAAGTGGTGATATAAGGTTTAAAACACCCACAGGACAGACTATACAAGGCGGTGCTTTTACAGGTGTCAACTCTGGTATTCCTATACATATGCCTAGAATAAACAGATTACAAGGCCCACATAATATAAATAAATATACAGTAAGTGGGTATGATCCTGTAGGAACTTATCAAGGAGCTTTTGAATCTAGAGACTATGGAACTTTTGATACTCGCGCAGAGGCAGATACAGAACTAGCGCGTAGACTTAATATAGACTATGCAGCAGGACGCATAGATCCAGAGACAGGAAAATACATAGATCCTAGAACTGGTAGACCAGAAGGAGAAGAAGGCTCTGGAAGCACCTTGGACACTTCTGCTTCTCAAGTAGGTTTAAATAGATTTAACCAAAGCGGTAATCCACAAGATCTTCTCTTATCAGGAGCAGAAGGTAACGCAGCTGTAAATGCTTTTAGAGCAGGATTATTAGCAGAACAACAGGCTAATCCTCTTCCCAATGCTGGTATAAGTTTGTTACAAAGTGGACTAATAGGTTAATGATAGCATCATTTTTCCTAGGATTGATAATGCTTTCACATCCGGGTAGATTACCTACGGTAGTGAGTAGTGATCCTATGGCTAGTATGGAAGAATGTGAAGTGGATGTGCTAAACAAGGGGATACCCTTTGTAGTTGATAATTATGTACCTCTAGGGTGGGTAGTTGAAAATGCGTATTGCGTTCCTATCTCAGAAGAGAACGGTCTAAAACTAAAAAAGGAAACTATCTAGATGGCTAGAGAATTAGACGACGAAGAGATTATATCACTGGTAGAAGGTGAGATTAACGGAAGTGCCGAATATCTAGATTCAGAAGTAGGATCTCAACAAGCAAGAGCTATGGAGTATTTCTATGGCGAACCTTTTGGTAACGAGGAGGACGGACGATCTCAAGTAGTTATAACAGACGTACAAGACACAATCATGTGGATGATGCCCTCTTTAATGAGGATTTTTACAGCAGGAGACAGTGTAGTACGCTTTGTACCAGAAGGGCCAGAGGACGAAGTCACAGCAGAACAAGCCACCAGATATGTCAACCATGTATTCTACAAGCAGAACAATGGATTCATGGTGTTATACAATATGTTCCTAGATGCTTTAATATCTAAGGTAGGTATTGTTAAACATTATTGGGAAGAGATTGAAAAGGTAACAACGGAAAAATATGAAAACCTAACGGATCAAGAGTATTCTCTGCTGGAACAGGACGACGATCTTGAAGTAGTAGAGCATGAAGAAATAGCAGAAGTTTCCGAAATAATGAATCCATTAACAGGTATGATGGAGCAGATTAACGAACTTACACATAATGCTACCTTTGCCAGAACAACAATGGACGGTAAGGTAACTCTGGAAAACGTACCTCCCGAAGAGTTCTTAATCAATAGAGGTGCAAAGACCATAGAAGATGCTAGGTTTATTTGTCATAGGTCACACAAGTCTAAGAGTGATCTTATCAAGATGGGATACGACCAAGACATTATAGAAGAATTACCGGGATATACTAGTGAAGCAGATGAGATTACAACTAGCCAAGAATATATAGCTAGACATTCCTATGACTCTACAGGAACTTTCCCAGACAGTTCTTCTGTACCATCTGAAACAATGGTTATGGTTAATGAGTCCTATATGCAACTGGATATAGACGGTACAGGGGTTAGTGTCTTACATAAAGTTATACATTCTGGAGATGAGATACTGGACTTAGAGCCAATAGACTATATACCTTTTAGTACAATATGTCCTATACCTATATCTCATAAGTTCTACGGATTAAGCGTAGCGGAAACGGTAGAAGACATACAACTTATTAGATCAACATTGACTAGGAATTTACTGGACAATATGTACTTGGCAAATAACGGAAGGTTTCAGATTGTAGAAGGTCAGGTAAATGTAGACGATCTACTTACAAACCGTCCGGGTGGAATTGTAAGAACACGATCTCCTAGTGCGCTTACACCTATACAAACACCAGCATTGCAACCAGCAGCGTTCCAGATGTTAGAATATTGGGAAGGTATTAAAGCAGGAAGGACAGGAGTTTCAGCACAGACTCAAGGCGTGTCAGCAGATGCTTTAAAGACCCATGTTACAGCAGGTGCAGCTAATGCAGCATTAACTAACTCTCAAGGAAGACTTGAACTTATAGCTAGAGTTTTTGCCGACACAGGTGTAAGGCATATGTTTAAGTCTATCTATAATTTAATACAGCGTTTTGAAGATAGAGAAAGACTTGTCAGAGTAAACAATACTTACTTTCCCATAGATCCTTCTTCATGGAGAGAAGATCTTGATGTAGATATAGAGGTAGGTATTGGATATGGCGATCAAGATATTAGAGTACAAAACCTTAACAACTTTGCTATGCTTATGGAAAAAGTAGGTCAACAAACTCAAGGGATAATAAATGACGATAATATTTATAATCTTATAAGAGAGATGGCTTCAGAGATGGGGATTAAAAATGTAGACAAGTTTGTTTCTCAACCTAGTAACCAACCTCCTCCACCTAACGCACAAGAACAACTAGCACAGGCTCAAGCTCAAGCGATGATGACACAGGCCAAAGCTACACAGTTGGAGGCAGAGGTAAAAGCTAAACGATTAGAAATAGACGCTGCAAAACTAGAACTGGAGAGAATAGAGACTGAGCATGAGATGGCTTATAAACAAGAAGAACTGAGGCTTAAAGGTATAGAGCTAGGTTTTGAAATGAACTCTGACAGAAACATTAAAGCATAAGGAAAAATACAATGGCACTACAAAACAATTTTTATAAAATAAACTCAAGTGTAAACTTAGCTGCTACTACTACTTCTGGGACAACACGATCTTCAGCTTGTCCAGCTAATGTTACACTGGTTCGTATATCTTCAACAGCTTTGGCATATGTAGCTTGTATAGCTGGTCAAGGTGCAACTCCAACAGCTGCCGTAGCATCTGGTGTACAGGTAGATGTTAGTGATTCAGAAATTTTTGTAATAAGACCCGGTGATACGATAGCTGCTATAACTGCAAGTGGAACTGCTACTGTAAATGTTACTTGGTTAGAAGGTTAATAAGAGGCGGTAGGGAGCAACAGAATGGCGACTAATAAAAAGATAACTGAATTAACAGAACTTACAGAAGCAGATTTATCTGATAATGATGTTCTTGCTATTGTAGATATAAGCGAAGATACTACGCATAAGGTTCGTAAGTCTACATTGGCAGCAGCTTTATCAGGTGTGTCACAAGTTGAAGCTACCTCTCCCATTGCCGTAAATCAAACTACAGGTGAAGTAACAGTAAGTATATCATCTACACCTACATTTGGTACAGTGGATCTAACAGCTGATACTAGTACAGGAGATAATGCTGCAATAGGATATACATCAGCAGAGGGACTTATCCTTACTGGTCAAGGTTCTACCAATGACGTAACTATTAAGAACGATGCTGATGCTGATGTCTTAGAAATACCAACAGGAACTACAAATGTTACAGTAGTTGGTTCTGTTACAGCAGCGTCTTTAGCAGGATCAGGTTCGGGACTAACAGCTGGTACAACACCTATAACAACATTGGACATAGATGGTGGTACTGATATTGGAGAAGGTATAGTAGATGCTGACCTGTTTATAGTAGATAATGGTGCTGGCGGTACAAATAGAAAGACAGCAGCTTCTCGGCTTAAAACATATATTGGTGGTTTTACAGATCCTATGACTACCAGAGGTGATGTTATTAAAAGGGGTGCAAGTGCTGCGGAGCGTTTAGCCATAGGTAGTGCTAATACTGTATTAACTACGGACGGTACAGATCCAGCTTGGTCTACAGTTACAAATGCTATGCTTGCAGGATCTATAGATCTTACATCAAAGGTTACAGGTGTACTGCCAGTAGCCAATGGAGGAAGTGGAGCAAGTTCACTTACAGATGGTGGGATACTTTTAGGTTCGGGCACTGGTGCTGTTACGGCTATGGCTGCATTAGCAAAAGGTACACTTGTAGTAGGAGATGGCTCTACAGATCCAACTACACTGGCAGTAGGAACTAATGACCATGTACTTACCGCAGATTCTGCTCAAGGATCAGGAGTAAAATGGGCTGCTGTAGATTCGGGACTATCAGCAGCTTCTCAAGCTGAAATGGAAGCTGGAAGTAGTACCTCAGTCGCTGTCACTCCAGGGCGAATCAAATATTCAGCTTTAGTTCCAAAGGTTATAGGGCGTTTTGAAGCAAATGGAACAGTAGGAGGAGAATCGGTTGGTATCTCCTCTGTTACAGATTCGGGCACTGGCGATTTTACTGTTAATTTCAGTACGTCTTTTTCTTCTTCAAATTATATAGGATTAGGAACTGCTCATCTTCACACAGCTATAGTAGTAGTTTTGGATGCTAGGGCAACTGGAAGTGTTGATTATAACACTTTTAATTCATCTGGATCTGCAGCGGATCCTAGCAATATGTATATTTGTGTTTGGGGAGACCAATAATGACTAATACAAAAATAATTTTTACGGAT